TAACAAAACAAGTAACTCAATTAAATGTAATTACAACAGGAACTGGATATTCAGCAAATGCTACAGTTACAATAACTCCATCAACTGGCGTATTTGTTAATTTTTCTTCTACTGGAACACTACCATCTCCTCTTGTTTCTGGAACAGCATATCGTGCAGAAACACCTCTACAAGCGTCAACTGGAACATTTACAGTTCAAAACACTGATTTTAGTGATATAAATATTACATCTGCTGGAACTGGAACATTTTATGTTGTTCTTTCACGTTCATTTAGTGTTGATTTTACAAATAATTGGTTTGGAGATTTTGCAACTCTTATTACTGGTCAAAAAATATATTTTGGAACAGATTATTTGTTTCCAACAACTACTCCATCTATTGATAATGGAGTTACCCCAAGGTATCTTAGGTATATATCAGATAAATTAGGACAATTTTACGATACACTTCCTCACGCAACAAATCCTCCATCAACAACTGGGTTGATTAACATTGATTCGTTTGGAACTGGACAAACTTATTACGCAATAAGAACGCAAGCAACTCCATCTGTTGATACTAATCTTATTAGCCCAAATAATCTTGCATTCCTTACTGAAAATGAAGTTGTTCAATTTAGTTCATCTTCAACATTGCCATCCCCACTTGTGGCTTCTACGGATTACACAATACGTTTAATTGGTAACTCTATTCGTGTTTATAATGGATCAACACCTGTTGTATTAATTAACGCTGGAATTGGGCAACTTAGCCTCGACATCATTCGTAATGTTCAAGTTCAGCCATCTAATAACATTGTTGCTAAATCATCGCTTTACGAAACAGGAACGGAACTTGTTGTTAGAGCTAAATTAGGTGACGTTTTGCCTACTGGACTTGTTGAAGGAACAAACTACTACGTTCGACGCATTGATAACAACTCTTTTGAGCTTTACGATACGCTTAATAACGCTAGAAACCTTGATTCAATTACTGGACGTAAAACATACACAACATCTGGAAATAAGATAACGTCTACATTCTTTACAGATGCCATTTTTGAGGCAGTTCTGGTAAAATCCGTTGCCAACATTGACAAACCGCTTACAGACGGATATGTGAGTCTTTACGCATGGGATTACGGACGCAGTAATGACATGACATTGATTGGTCAGTACCATCCAACTGAAGTAAACCCACAATATCGCAAGATTCGCATTGGGAAACCTTGTGCATGGGCTAGAATTATTTACCAAGTTACCGCACCAAAAGTTTCATCCGTTTACGATTTTATTCCGCTTGAGCAAGAACGTGCAATTATTGCCGCTGTTCACGCAGTTGACTTAGAAGACAAAGACTTTGCAGATCAAGCTATTCGTTATTGGGGAATTGCATTTCAGTATCTTAAAAACCAACAAGAATCTATTGATGGTCACGCAATGACACCACCTCAAATAAATAATATCACATATTGTGATGGAACTGATGTAGTTATGTGGTAACATGAAATCAGCACAAATCACATCAGGACGGCAAGTAAAAACTTCTGCTGGATGGATGCGTGGAGTTAATTCCATGCGAAATCCATGGTCATTGCCAGAAGATCAAGTGAAATGGTCAGTGAACACGCAATTCCGTGGTGGCATTGTTCAGACTAGGCCCGGACAAGCAATGAAATTGTCGCTTCCTGCTGGAAATTTCCAAGGCGGCATTCTTTTCTTGTCAAATAAACAATATAAATCAGCAGATGGAACAAACCCATCTCAGATCTTTGATGTTACTGGACATGGAGTTGAAAAGAGTGAGATTCCTTACATTGTTTTTGCTGTAAATGGTAAGGTTTATTGGAGTCCATTCCCACTTGTTCAACCTAAATCATGGGTTCCATATCAACTTACTGGCGTTTCACTTGATCCTAACGTAAAGCAAGTTGTTTTTGCACTTGCGACACAATCTGCTAATATTTCTACTGGTGGTGATGTTTCAATTACTCCATCGCATCGCGTTTTGTTTATTCAAGATGGAATTTCTTCTCCTATTTATTGGGATGGAAGCAATACAACTGGAGTTCAATCATCATCAATTCCAACTGGAACATGGATGGCATATTCTGGGAATCGCTTGTGGATTGCTAATGGAAACATCGTTCTAGCATCCGATCTTGGTGATCCTACCTCATGGCAAGAACGCACAACTGGAACTGGTCGCGGAGATTTTTCGTTTACTCGTCCTGTGACTGCATTGGCTAATTATGTTGGGCAGAATAACGATCAAAGACTTTATGTTTTTACTGATCGTTCGACTTATGGGTTAGCAAGTGGAATTTACGATAGAACACAATGGGGAATTACAGCTAATTTTCAAACAACACTATTTCCTACAGTTGGTTGTATTGCTGGAAAATCTATTACATTCCAAGCTGGTCAAATGTGGTGGTATAGCCAAGGCGGTCTTATTTCCGCTGACGTTGCTGGTAACGCTTACTTGTCATCTCAGGTTCTTTACAAAGACGTTGAAATGGTTCGTGCAAAAGCATACATGGCAGGAGATCAGACTGGAATTTGCGCTTCATCATTTGAGAATTATCTTCTTTATAGTATTCCGTACCTTGAGCCATTAAATTCAGCAACAATGGTTATGGATTGGGCTGCTGCATCAGAAATCAACCAACAAAGGACTCCTGCATGGTGCGGAGTTTGGACAGGAACTAGACCCGTTGAATGGACTACTGGAATCATTAATGGACAACCTCGATGCTTCCATTTCAGCGTTGATTATTCAGCCACAAGTGATGGATCTTATATTTCACTTTGGGAATCATTCATGCCAACTCGCGTTGATTCATATTTGAGTATTAATGCGGATGGTACAACTACTGACCTATTTAATCGCATTTACGCTCAAGTTGAGACTGCTCTTTTAGGTGATGGAATGGATTATAAGCAGTTTGTGTATGGTGAACTAGAATGCTGTGAGATTGGCGGCACAGTTGACGTTAAAGCGTCCTACAGGGGTTCTAAAGGCCAATATCAATCAATCCTTGATACAAGGCTCCTTGCTGTAACTGAGAACTATCAATGGGAAGACACGCCATTTGCTCCAGAGATTGAAAAACTAGGGTTTCTAAATACGCAATATCGTCGTTTGATTACTGAATCAACAACGCGAAATGCTACTTCATTAACGTGTGAATCAAAGCTCACAACAGACATTGACAAAGGGTTTTCAATGCTCGTTGAATGGTGTGGAGAGTTTGGACTTGAAACAATTCGTATGTTCCAAGACCCATGGAGTGAGAGGTCAACTGGAGTTCCGCAATCAGACGAAAAGCAATCGTGCGTACTTGCTCAAGATGGATCAACATTGACTCTGGAGCTTTTACCTAATCCATACGAGGCTCCTAGCACAGAACAAAAATCATGGTATGCAAAAGTGTTTAGAACAGTTACATTGCCATGTTCGTTGCCATCAGTTAGACCATCAATTTCAGCAACGGCATCAGCTTCATTTTTGTCAAGTGTTTCTTTTACTCATGCTGAAGAACAGGCTGGAATACTAGCTGAACAGGCAGCAGCAGCGGCAGCAAACCAATATCGACTACAGAATCCTTGTTAATATGCCATCTATCGTTGACGCATCCGTAAAAGTAACAGAGTTTCCAAACCGATTTGTATCTCCATTTGGTGACGATCCAGTTGTTCCACTTTATTCATCTGTTCCAATCGTAATTGAAGATAACTCTTGTCTTCCGTGCGTGGTGTGTGGTAATTTCGCAACTCGTAATAAAGTAATACAGCAGCAAGCAGAGAGATTTAGCGGTTATCTTCCTAGTGAGCTAGGAGGAAATGAAGTAATAGTAGGCACAAATTAATAAATATGAAACCCAAAATAGATTATAAACTTGTTCGTGCTGGAACCAACGAATTCTTGGAATTGGTTGATTTTGCCGAAGATTTTAATCATACAATTATAGAACATCCAAATGTTAATGTATATGCTCATTATTCTAACGGAAAACTATTTGGATACTCTGACCATGTGTATCTCCCGACTGTTTATCCAGCCTTTCACCCAAAATACACACGTCCGCAGGATGTTATACAAGTAATGAGTGATTGGAGAGCGCACACGCAATTATCTGGATCACCGGGGTATATTGGTGTTCCGCTAATCAATGATCGTCCTAGTTTTACAAATGATGTTATGCTGAAATTAGGTTTGACTAAAATGGATAGAGAAGTTTACTCTATGACTAATTTTTAATTAATTATGGGTGGATCAAAATCAGTTTCAGCAAAAAAGCCTCCAGCAAACACTATTGTAAACGCTCAGAGTTATATCTCTTCGCCACAACAAGCTGACAATAGAAACATAGCTATTCAAATGGCTGTGATGCAAGCCCAACAAGCGCAACAAGCTAGACAAGCTGAACTGCTTAAATCTGCATCAGAGATGGCTCCACAAAGGCAAACTTATGATCCTTTGATGGAATCTAAGAGGCTTGCAGACCTTGGAATGGTTAATGTTCAGCGTTCTAGGGAACTTGAAAAACAAACTTCTCCAGAAGCGGCGGCAATGCGTGAAGCTCAAGCAAAAGAACTTGCTGCGTTGACTTCTCCAGAAGCGGCAAATCAATACTTAAATGAATGGGCTAAACGGCAAGGGTTGATTCAAGGATTTGAAACTGGATTGCAAGATTCAACGATAGGACAAGCAGCAACTTATGACGCTGCGTTACAAGCAAGACAAAATAGAGAACAACAAAACATAGCATTGCAGCAACAAGTATTGCAACAAATGCAAGCTCCTGTAGGTGGGATTGATCCATCGTCATCTATTGCAGCGCAACAAGCCGCTCAAGGACAAAACTTGCAATCTATGCAAAATTGGCAAAATGACATGTATGGTAATATTGCTGGATATAATCAATCTGTAGCAGACCAAATGGCTCAGACAGGTGCTAATTTCCAAAATATGCAACAAAATGTTGCGCAAAATAAACAGAATTATATGCAATCCATACTTGGTATTCAAGCTCAAAATGAAGCTGCTAAAAATGCAATGACTGGAGCTTATGCTCAAGCCGCTGGTAGCGCGGTTGGAGGAATTTCTAGTGGTTTAGGGTCTGTTTACACAAATGCTGCCAGAAGTGGAACTGGTGCTATTTCTTGATATGGAGGACAACAATATGTTCCAAAAGCAGGAGGTTCTTATTACGCTCCTATTCGTTGAACTATTTAATTTATGATATTTCCACGACCAAACCCAACGGCAAGTTTACAAGGATTGATGGTTCAGGCCCAAGGTCAAGCTGGGGCATTGCAGAATACATCTGATTTACTTAAAGCATATTCTTCTCAAGCACCAGCAATGCAATCGTTCGATGCTTCAAAAACATCACAACAAGCTGCTGAATTTGGAATGGATAATCTGCAAAGGTCAAAAGAATTTGAACGTCTTTTGAATCCAGAAGTGTCTAAAATGCGCGGTGAATTGGGTTCAAGAGTTGCAGAAGCTACAAACCTTGATGCTTCTAAAAAATGGATGGATCAATGGGCGTTGAAAAGTGGACTTGGAACGGATAGCCTTATTGGACGTTCTGCTATTTACGACCAATCAACACAAGAAGGCAGACAAGCTAGATTACAAAACTTAGCACTTCAACAAGGTTACTTGTCGCAAACTCAAGCTCCAATTGGTGGACTTGATCCAGCATCTATTATTGCTGCGGAACAAGCCGCAAAAGCTCAAAATCTAGCCTCAATGCAACAATTT